GCTTCGACCAAATATCAACCTGCCTTCTTTAGGCAAATTGAATGTGACTCTTGACAGGTATCATGGTATGAAGAAAAACTTTGAGATGCATTATAAGAATTATAAAGGAAATAAATATAAAAAACAGGATAACAATGCTGAAGATAACAAAAATTAATCCAGTCGCAACAAGGATGCTGGTAACAGGAGAAACCTATAGTGAGGACATGTACAATGAGCATGGCATCATTGAGAGTAAGAAAGGTGATATGAAGGAATACCAGACTGTTATAGCAGTCGGTCCTATGGTCAGGGATATTAATGTTGGTGACAAGGTGATGATCAATATAATGCACTTTGCAGTCATGCAGTATGACCCCAACTCCATCAAGAAGGACATGGGTATGCAAAAGATCAAGGGATATCAGTTCCCAAAGATTGAGCTTACCAATGATGATGGCAGCAAGCAGGAATGCCTCTATATTGACCAGCAAGACATTGTATTCTCATTTGAGGGTGAGGAAGTCCAGGGTAAGAAGAATCCTATTATTACTCCACAGGCTAAAGAGTTTAAGTTAAATTAAAAGGTAGAAGATTGTTTTTAGGAGAAGGGCCTGGGTCAATAATGGCTCAGGCTTTTAAAATTATGATTATGTTGACAAAGGAACAAATGAAGGGCAATATAGAGGCATACCGTAAACTTACATTAGAGGATATTGAGGATGCCTTGAGGAGTATGTTTTCTAAGGAAGACCTAAAACCCTATAAAGAATTGGGTAATGGCTTATATGAGTTACCTGGTTATGTTATAACTGACAGAGTAGGATTGAAAAAATACTTAAAGGAATCGGAAAAATGAAATATTATAATTGTTACCACCATAATGAATGGCCTTGGGGTAGGACTGTTACTATTATAACCCAAGATGGTGCAGGAACTGTTGAAATGTCTTTTGAGAAAGATAATCCTGGAGTATGTTATGTAAATGGTCTTTCTGTGCTACCTCATCAAAGGAAGCAGGGCATAGCAACATATTTAATGCAGGAAGTTGTGAACTATTGTCTTACAGACAATTTGGAAAATCACGATGTCTCTATTTTTAGGGTAGACCTTAACTCTGTAATGGAACCTTTTGTCTTGGATTTTTATCATAAACTTGGATTTATAGATATTAAGGAAGATGGAGGGTACATGAGAATGTATAAGATAATAGTTCCAACAAAACCAATAGTATTGAAATGAAGCTAATAACAGTTGAGAATTTTGAGTTGAAGGTAGCAGATGAAGCCCTTTTGATAAGACCTATCAGAAGGCTTTGGAATGCTGACAGAAGTGAAAGGAAGGAAAAATTCTATCAGCAGATGTCCTACTTATATTTTATGGTGTCTCCTCAGAGTACCTATTCTTATATACTGGACTTAGATGAGAGAAGCAAGACTATTATAGAGCAAGAAGGATTACCGCATGATTTCCAGCCTTCCCAGTTCCTTACAGAGGCTATGCAAATATACAGACAGCATACAGTCACTGTGTCACAGAAGCTGCTCAATGATGCACTTGTAGGAGCAGATAAGGTAGGTAAGTTCCTGAGGGAAGTAGACTTGACAGAAGAAGATGATAAAGGAAAGCCCAAGTATCAGGTATCCACCATCACTGCTGCCTTAAAGAATATAGAAGGTATAGTATCCACAATACAGAATCTTCAGAAGAAAGTGGAGCAGGAACTTGAAGATGGTGGAAAGGCAAGAGGTGCTCAGGAACTGACATTAGGAGATGTAGGATTGGATTAGTATGGAGTGGAAGATAGTAGATACTGAAAAAGCTTCAAAGCTTCATATAGGGTTAACAAGCCCTGATGAAAAAGGTTTCCTTGTTATATATGTTTCTTATATACCAAGCGGCATGAGTATAGAGGATTATATACATTGGATACAAAATGAAAAGATTGTATATCTTGACTCTTATCAGTATGAAAAAGAACATGAGGACAGTATAAAACGATTGTTATTTTAACATCTTCTTAGCACAATTATAAGAGGCTTGCCTGAATGGTGAGCCTTTTTTATTTTTGCATCCATAAAGAGTAGAAGATTGTTATGGATACTGTAGTATGGAATAAATGCCAGACACCATTGGAGAAGTTGTCTGTGGTGGTTGATGGCAAGCAGATAATGTTTGCAGACACACCCCAAGAAGTGCAAGAGCAATTTTGGGATTTTTTGAATAATGTGCCATTTATCAGATGGATGGTCTCCACTAACAGACCTATGATTTCAGAGTTGCCAAGGGATGATGAGGGAAAGGCAATTATAGACATTACTAAACCTCCCATCTTGGAAGGCTCCGACTACTTCAGACAAGCAGCTATGGCCTGGCAAAATCATCCCCATCATAAATATATAAACCTGAAGCCCAATGCTAACCCCAACAGTGAGTTTGGTAAGTATATCAGGGAAGAGAGGAGAAGGGGTTGGGAAGGTTTTGTTAATCCTAATACGGGAATGTGGGTTACAGGAGATCACTATTGGCTTCTTAACTATTGTCCTATGCACCTTGTTGTCAAGAGAGATGATGGCTTGGAAATGCGTACCACTAGACATCCTAAGTTTTGGGATGGACAGTTTCTAATATATCACTATGAAAGACAAAGTAGGATGCATGGACATCACTCTGCATATCTTGCCAGTCGAGGTAAAGGCAAGACTGGCATGGGTGCAGAGAAGGTAGCTAAAAGATTTATTATAGGAGAGTCTGCCGAGAACAAAGAGGGTGTACAGTGCATGGTTACTGCTGCTGATAGGACCAAACTAATGGGAACAAACCAGATTCTTGATGTATTTGTTGATGATATTGACTTCTGCGCTAAAAATACGCAATTTGCCTCAAGGAGATTGAAGAGTAGTATTCAGGAGTTATATTGGGAGATGGGCTACAAGAAGTCAGGAAGTGATGTAGCCTATGGCAGTCAGAACTCTGTATCAGGTATTATCTCAGGTGTCAATCAGGATAAACTGAATGGTTCCCGTGGTGTATTATATCTCATTGAAGAGGCAGGTATCTTCAAGGACTTGCTTTCAATGTATAACATGATAAGACCTTCTGTGGAACAGGGTTCTTCGGTGTTTGGTCAGATTATAGCATACGGCACTGCGGGTGATGATATGTCTGACTTCACAGCTTTTCAGGAGATGTTCTATTCCCCAGACGGTTATAACATTGAGGGAATAGATAATGTCTTTGACAAGGAAGGTCAGGGAAGGAAGAAGTGTGCTATGTTCTATCCTGCTTATATGAACTATGATGACAGTTGTGTGGATAAGGATGGTAATAGTGATGTGACCAAAGCCCTTCTAATGTTGCTGATGGATAGATACAAAGTAAAGTATGGTTCCACTGATATAAATACCATAACCAAACGTATCTCTCAGTATCCTATTACTCCTCAAGAGGCTATTATTAGAAGTAATAAAAACATCTTTCCTATTACACAATTGAATGAAAGGCTCAATCAGATAGATAATGATCCTGATGCTTATAGTGATGTGTATGTTGGAGAATTAGTACAGGATACAAATGGGGAAGTAGAATTTAAGCCTACTAATGAGATTCCAATTAGAGACTTCCCAACTAGAGATAATAAGGTAAAGGGAGCTGTAGAGATCTTTGTCTTACCTCAAAAGACGCCTGATGGTAAAGTTCCTATAGGAAGATATATAGCTGGTGCAGACCCTTATGATAATGATGTGGCAGATACTATGTCTTTAGGTTCCTTCTTTATATTGGATTTGTGGACAGATACTATAGTCTTGGAATACACAGGAAGACCTTCTTATGCAGATGACTACTATGAGATATGCAGATTAGGGTGTCTGTTCTATCATGCAACACTTCTGTATGAGCAAAACAAAAAAGGATTGTATCCATATTTTAGGCAGAGGAACTGTACCCATTTATTAGCAGAAACCCCAGAGTATCTTTACCAGAAGCAGATAGTAAAAACATTAGGATATGGCAATACCAGTAAAGGAGTTAATACTACTGCCCCTGTCAAGGATTATGGTTTTGGTCTGATAAGAGACTGGCTACTTAAACCTGTTACCAAAACAGAGGTTAATCTTGAAGGAGATGAGGTTGAGATTACTGTTCCTAACCTATTTAATATAAGGAACAGGGCTTTACTTAAAGAGCTTATATTGTTTAATCCTAATATCAATGTTGACAGAATCATGGCATTATTACAGGTAATGCTATATAGGCAAGAGAAGATGATACTCTATCAAGGGGATATGAAGAACTCGGAAGGAGGTACTTCTGGAATGGAGAAGGATGATTACTTTGAGAAGAACTATCCGGGCAAGAAGAAATGGTAGAAAGCAGTAAATTTTGTTGTCATTTTATGTCAGTACAGGTAATAGAAAGGTGCTATTCTTAGCACCTTTTTTATTGTCGCTTACCTAAGGAATAAGTTTATATGACAGGCATGAATAAATATGTACTTTTGCGAGCAGAAGATTGTAGGAATTTTAAGTAGAATTTAAAGAGAAGGATAACAATGGAAGCATTAGGTTTAGACAACATCTTTGGGGCACAGGAGATTGATGATCTCTTTGGTGAGTCCGAAGAAACTACTGTAGAGGAGCCTACAGGAAGTACTGGTGAGGAGAAACCAGAAGATAAAAATACTGAGACAAACAAGACTACTGAGGTTGTAAACCCCGATGACCTTTTTGAGGATGAGGGTACTAAACAGCCAGAGAGCGTAGGTAGTGAGAAGAATAATGAGGGAAAGGGAGGTACTGCCGCTGTTGAAGACAAGGGCACTTCTCCACAAAACTTCTACTCTTCCATTGCCAATGCCTTGGCAGTGGATGGTATCTTCCCTAACCTTGATGAAGAGGCAATTGGCAAAGTAACAGATGCAGAGACTCTGAGTGATGCTATTGAAGCTGAAGTTAATGCCCGTCTTGATGAGAAGCAACAGAGAATTTCAAGAGCCTTAGAGGATGGTGTTGAGCCTAATCAAATAAGGCAGTATGAAGGGACTCTTGACTTCCTCAACAAAGTGACAGATGCACAGCTCACTGATGAAAGTGAGAGTGGTGAGCAACTGAGACAGAGGATTATCTATCAGGACTTCATTAACAAGGGCTATAAGCCTGAGAAAGCACAGAAGCTTACACAGCGTGCTATTGACAATGGTACAGATGTGGAAGATGCAAAGGAGGCACTTCAAAGCAATAAGGAATACTTCCAAGAGCAATACGATGATGTGTTGAAGCAGGCCCAAAAAGATGCAGAGAAGAAGCGGGAAGAAAGACAAAAACAGGAAGAAAAACTGAAGAAGTCCCTTCTTGAAGACAAGAACTTGATGGGAGACATGGAGATTTCAAAGGACATCAGGAAGAAGGTGTATGACAATATCTCCAGACCTGTCTACAAAGACCCTGAGACAGGTGAATACCTGACAGCCATTCAGAAGTTTGAAGCGGAGCATCCAGGTGAGTTCTTGAAGTTTGCTGGTCTCTTCTATACTCTGACAGATGGCTTTAAGGACTTCAAGTCTTTTGCCAAGGCAGAGGTTAGGAAGGAAATGAAAAAAGGTCTAAGGGAGTTGGAGCAGACTCTTCAGAATACAAGAAGAAACTCTGATGGCAGTCTCAACATGGTAGGTAGCAGGAAATCAGATCCTGAGTCCTTCCTTGACGGGAATTTCAGACTGGCTCTCTAGACACTAAAAGATAAGAAGTTTTTAATGTCTAACATTTAATTGAAATGGGTAAATTAGGTAAGTTTCAAAGTTTGGAGTTTGACAGCTGGGGAAAGACCAGTAAGCTGAACCACCTTGGAGGTGTTTTTCTGAGGAAGCCTCAGATGGCCACAGAACTGATGGTGCAGTTGCTTGCTTTCCATAAGGGTAAGACTCTGGACACATTCCTCTCACAGTTCCCTGTGAAGACGTTTGAGAGTGATGAGGAGTACACATGGCCTGTTATTGGCTCTATGGTCAAGAACCTTCCTCTGGTAGAGGCAAGGACTCTTGATGGAAACATTGTAGGTCCGAATGACCCCAATGTAGGTGCCAATGGTGAGCCTTTCTATGTCATCTTTGATGAGGACTTGTTTGCAGACGGTGCCCTGATTGTGGGTGAGCTGAATGAGATCTATCCTCTGCGCATCCTTGGTGATGGTTATCGTGAGGGTACTAACATTCGCTACAAGGTACAGGTTTGGGGCAGTGTTGTAGGTGGTATGCCTGCTGAGCAGCTTCAGCCTGGTCGCAGGTTCTCCAAGGACTTTGCACCTGTTGAGCGTGAGTTCTCCCGCAAGGTGGATGACATCACCTTCTCAAGCCCTGTTGCCATGCGTAATGAGTTCACCTCTATCCGTATGCAGCACAAGGTTTCTGGTGCTCTGATTAACAAGAAGATTGCCTTTGGTATTCCTGTAGAGGTAGAGACTAATGGCCGTTACACTGTGAAGACCTATGACATGTGGATGCACTATGAGCAGTGGGTGCTGGAGCAGCAGTGGAATGCAGCCAAGAACAAGGCACTTGCGTTTGCACGTAGTAACCGCAATGGTAATGGTGAGTATCTCGACATTGGTAAGTCTGGTGAGGTCATCCGTATGGGTGCAGGTCTGTTCCAGCAGATGGAGGCAGGTAACACAGAGTTCTACAACAACTTCTCTCTGAAGAGGTTTATGACCTGTCTGTACAACATCAGCCGTGCAAACCTTGACTTTACAGAGCGCAGGTTCTTGGTAAAGACTGGTGAGCTTGGTGCTATCCAGTTCTCTGAGGCAGCTCTGAGGGAAGGTTCAGGCTGGAGTCCTATCAGCTATGAGTATGATGCCAATGCCCTCGGTGTATTGACTAAGACCACTTCCAAGATGAATCCTAATGGTGGTGCATACAAGATGACTGTTCCTCAGGTGACAGAGTTTGTTGCTCCCAATGGTGCATACGTGAAGATTGATGTTGATCCGATGTATGATGACCCTGTGCGTAACAAGATTATGTATCAGGGAGGTCCTGCAATGAGCCGCAGGTATGACATCTTTGACATTGGTACCATGGATCAGCCCAACATCTTCAAGGTGGCTGTGAAGGGTCAGGAGGGTGATACGACCTCCTATGAGTGGGGCTTCCGCAATCCATTCACAGGCCAGATGGGTAATGACCAGATGAGCCATGATGAGGATAGCGCAACCATCCACAAGTTTACCACGACTGGTGTATGTGTGCTTGATCCCACAAGGACTGTAAGCTTCATTCCTGATATTCTTCAGGGATAGTCAAAAAGGAGATAAGGCAGTGAGGGGATTAAGTTCCTCTCCTGCCAATCTTTTTAAAGTATAGACAAACAAGGTAAAAAGATATAAAAGGAGAAGTAAAAATGGCTTATAAGAAGAGAGTAGAAGAAGAGACAATGCCAGACATGGAGAATATCAGGATAGATACCACTCCTGTGGAGCATGTTAAGGCAGAGCCTCAAATGCCTCAGCAGGAACCTGTTTATCAGAAGCCTGCCGTAAGGGAAGAGAAGTCAGCAAGGGAGCTGGTGAACCCATTGAGGAAAGAGACAGTGATAGTAAAGTTTGTTCCTAGTCCTAATGCACTGGTTCATACAAAGGGACATGTGCTTAGTGGGGGTATGGCAGACGGTTCAACTAAGACCTATGTAGTGCCAAGGCTTCGTAATGGTCAGTATATGAATATTCTTACTGACAATGAAATGGCTTATCTGGAGCATATCATGCGTTTGGAGCCAGGAGCACTGAGCATCTACAACAAGGTTAATAACTTCTGGGATGACTCCAATGAGCAGGGAGTTGGCTCAGTAACCCTGCATAAGCAGAATAACTACCTTGACCTCAGTGATCCTATTGACTATATCAAGTATAAGGTACTGCTAGCTAACAAGGACTACATCTGCCCAAGCCTTCAGGAACTGGAGGACAGGCCAAAGGCAACCTATCAGTTTGTCATTGTCAATGAGAATGCGGAGACTCAGATGAACCTCAGTAAGAATGATGCAAAGCGTCAGAGCTATATCCAGTATGGAAAGATCAGTGAGGATCCAGACACACTTCGTACTATCCTTGAAATCATCACAGGTCGTCCTGTAGGCAGTATGACAAAGCTTGACTTCCTTCAGGCAAAGACTATGGATGAGATTGAGAAAGACCCAAGAAGGTTCCTCTCCATCATCAAGGATGAGTTGCTGCCTGCCAAGGTGCTTATCAAGAAGTCTGTGGAGGCAGGCACCATCACAAGAAGAAATGACCTCTACTATTATGATGGCCAGCCGATGTGCGACAATGGTGAGGATAGCACTTTGACAAATGCCGCAAGATATATTACAAATGTCAAGAGGCAGGAGTTGAAGTTTAGTCTTGAGGCAAGGTTGAAAAAGTAGAATAATCAACAGGGTTGGGAGGAGACTCCCTTCCCTTATAAAATAAATAAGGTATAGAGAATATGGCAAGTTTCAAATGGTCAGATAATGAGTGGGAAGAGAGGTTTGATGTTTTGTTCAACAACATCACATCAAATCAGGCTCCTGGGCTTAACACCTACGAGAAATGTGTTTTGCTCACTAAAGGACAGGATGAGGTTCTCAAGAACCACTTTTCCACAAGCAGTCAGGGAAATACTCTGAAGGAGGGTTATGATGACTCTCCCAAGAGGCAGATTGACTTCTCTATGCTTACCACAAGTTCTACTATTACAGAAGTGTCTTCAGGTGCTCAGTTTGATACAAGAAGTAATTCCAAAAGTATCATCCTGCCTTCTGGTATGCTGATGATTGTTAATGAACTTGCACAGGTTAATAGGAATGGTAAAACTGTCGACCTTGTAGTAGTTCCATTAAGATTTGACGAGTATAACAGACTAATGAGTAAGCCCTATACCCGTCCCCTAGTAAAACAGGCATGGAGACTGATTAATAGTGACAGTGCAAATAAGGCTGATATTGTAATAGGTCCTGGAGACACTCTTACAAAATATATTGTCAGATATATCAGGAAGCCTAAACCAATTATTATTGGAGATTTGGATGGCCTGACCCTTGATGGCTATACTTATGGAACTGGTACTGACCAGACTCAAGGGTGTGAACTTGATCCTATTCTATATGAGGAGATTCTTCAGAGGGCAGTAGAACTTGCAAAAATTGCCTGGACATCCACAGGTCAGGATAATGCAAACATGGTAATTCAGGCAGGACAGAGGAGTGAGTAATATAACAATAGGCAGGAATGACAACAAATGACTTTTCATCACAGTTTGATGTTCTTCTGAACTCTTATGCTGTAGCAGCAAGATTTGCAAGTACTGACAATCCAGGGACTATAGAACTGGATGAGTATGAGAAGTCCCTGCTTTTGACTAAATCTCAGGAGGATTTAACCATTGAACTCTACACTGGCAGAAATTCAATGGGAACATCCTTTGAGGAAACTGAGGAGATGCGCAGGTATCTCTCAAAAATAGTAAAGGAAGCAAAGCTTGAACCTATTACAACTTCTTCTGACAAGCCTTTGGGAATAGACTCCAATAGCAAGTTCTTCACCTTACCTGCTGACCTGTGGTTTATCACCTATGAGAGTGTTTGGATTTCAGACGGCAAGTGTGAAAGTATGAAGACTATGGATGTATATCCTGTAACACAGGATGAATACCATAAAATCAAGAGAAACCCCTTCAGGGGAGCCAATGACAGAAGGGCACTCAGGTTAGACCTTTCAGACGGTGTTGTTGAGATTGTCAGCAAGTATACTGTTACAGAATACTATCTGAGGTATCTTCGCAGGCTTCAGCCTATTATATTGATTAATCTTGGCAATGATCAGGATATAGAAGGAGTCAGTACTGTCTCTGAGTGTGAGCTGCCTGAGACTTTACATCAGAGGATACTAGACAGGGCTGTGCTGTTAGCCCTTCAGTCAAGGGGATATACAAGAGAACAAAATAATAATAGAGAATAATTAACGTCTGACAGGGTAAGCCATACCATCAGACAATGTTTAACTTAATTGTTTAAAAGATGAGTAATTTTAGTGTTTCGCAAGTACATCAGTTGTATGTAATCAGTGGTTACAATACCTCTGTTACTGATGCTTCCGCTGTAGGCACTATTGGTGCGGTAAAGCAGCTTGAGGACATTCGTGGCAAGGAGATTATGTTCAGCTACAAAGGTGTTGAGAATGTGCTTCCCAGTGACTTCATCCAGGTAGGTAACATCGGCTATGCAAAGGCTGTTGCTGCCTCTGACATGGTGACCGTCATGAAGAAGGTAGAGGTGACACTTGACCCCAATGTCAACGGTGGTGCCCCTGTCAGTGGTCAGGACTATGTTCTTGACATTATCTTCAGGAACTTCTTCTCCAGTGGTGACGCATCACAGTATTTCAAGGATGCGGCAGTACATGCCACAGCAAGCATGACCGCAAGTGCTTTCTACAACACTATGGTCAACTCCCTTAACTCAGCATTCAGCCGTGAGCCAGGGGCAACCAAGACATCAAACCCCTACCTGAAGTTCTCCATCAAGGAGAAGGGTGGCTCTGGTGATGATGCTACAGACGCTGTGGCTATTGTCATTGAGGAGAAGCCCCAGGAGTGGGCACTGGGCACTAAGAAAGCCCGTAGGATTATGTTTGACGTGAATCCTACTACTATCTACACTGGTGGTGAGGATATTGTATGGGGTGTTGTCACAGACGCTACTCCTGCAAAGTCAGCAGCAGTGGTTGGTACAAACGCTGTAGGTAATGGCCAGCAGATTGCTGACCTTGAGTGGTTCTGCATGGGTGAGCGTGGAGACCAGTACCGCAATGTTGGATGGCCCAATGTCATCCCTACCAAGTACCTGGTGGATCCTACCCAGCAGTATCATGTGCTTGAGCTGCACTATGCTTTCACTGATACAGGAGTAAACAGCTATCGTACAGAGAAGGAAATTACCATTGTGGCTCCTGCTACTACAGCAGGCAAGGCAGCTCTGAATGACTTCATTGATGCCCTTGAGACTGCTACTGGCCTTACCATCGCAGGTATTGCCTAACGGTAGGCTTGAATTATCTGACTATGGGGAGAGGGAATACTAATCCCTTTCCCCTTTTAAGTTTTAAATATTAAAATCAGAATAATATGA